AAATATCGTATGCACAAAATAAAATCACGCGAAACAGATGCAAATTATGCTTACATTGTTTGCCATTAATTGACACCCATAGAGAGCAGACGGGTTCTGCCTCTCATTGGTTGCCAATGGTGGTTATCTTAACGGAGTGTGGAATAATGAAAGCTATTCAAGTCAAATACATGCCAGCAACAAACACCAAGCCTTCTCGCTGGAAAGCTATGGCTGAAGGTGTATCGAGTGTTTATGTAGCTTACAATTATTCAGACAGAGACGGTGGCGCATATCATGCGGCATGGTTGCTGTGTGAAAAGTATGGCTGGCAAGGCGACACAATGATTAGCGGTGGCTTGCCTAACGGGGATTGGGTGTTTTGCTTCCCTCAATCCGTTATTTCTGTAAACGATTTAAAAGCAGCATAAGGGGGTCAAAATGACTTATATCATTGAAGATATTATAGAAATAATCGGCTTGACGGCTTTTGTCGGTCTTATCGTGTTAGTTTTGGGGGGTTGAGATGATTACGGCTTGGTTGATTCAAAACAAACGCAATAGCAATCTCTTTTGGTCGGAAAATGACGGATGGGTTTATGAAAAGCCCGATTGCTTTAGCGATTGGCACAAAAGAACAATGCAGTTGCCCTTGCATGGTGCTTGGGTTGAAGTAATAATTCAGGGGGGTTGAAATGGAACATTTAAGCATGACTAACGCTATCAGAGCGATTGCAGCACTGAACAAGCGTAGGACTGGCATCTTTAGTTTTGATGCTTGGATTGATTATGCGGTCAGAGATTGGCACAAATTGATCCACGAAAAAATGCAACAACAATGACGATCGACGATCGTAAAAGGGCTATAGAGATAATTTATAGCCCTATATACTCTAATATAATTAAATCTTTTTATGATAAGGGGTCAAACATGAAACTAGACGACACGCTTGTTCATAGTGCTCAGCAGTTACACAACTCAGAGCACAACTATGGCGAAACTGGTGCATTTTGGGCAAAAGCGGCACAACTTGCCAGCATTAAGGCCAATAAAAATATAAGCACTTATGACTTGGTGCTGTGCCATATCGCAGCACTAGAAACTAAGATTAGTAATAAAAACAACGCACTAACGGTCTATGCGGAACTGGCCGCCATGTATGCGGTTCTGGCTACGCTTGCACCGTCTGAGCCTGATCCTGCCAGTGAAAAGCTGGATGCTATCGAGGCTGATATTAGGGAAATGGCAGCAAAGCTGGCCCCTGAAATGCCCAAAGCCGAACTTATGTTTGGTTCACCTAACGGGGCTTGATCATGCATAAGGATGATTTATGGCGCTGGATAGCCCTAGCAGTGGTCTATTCCGCGCTGGCTTGCCTGTTCGCCATTGTGTTGATGGCTTGCAGTCCGGCTAGGTTTGGACTATAACAAGGGGGTAACGCTCCATCCGAGTGTTTCCTCCCTGATGAACTGACTAGCTCCCTAGGTGCCCACTCCCCTAGGGGGCTTTTTTATCCCCATTGATCCGCCATTGCATCTGCTATCCCTTGAAAGGTTTTTGACCTTTCCTTCCATCTATCAGGGCTGGGCGATAGATAGTGCAAGCGTTGCCTGTCTTTATTGGGCAAGCTAAGCATCTGTTTTTTAACATTATTTGTAGGTCTTAATGGCATGAGGCCGTCGAGCCAGAAGCAAGTTGCCTTCTGCTCTGGGTGTCCAAACATCCAAGGCTGAACAATCTGGGCAGGTCTTTTCCAGCCTATGCGTTCGCGCGCATATTTGTGCATGATAGGATTTTCTATGCACTTTCGAGGGATTTTGCAGTCCAGAAACAGTTTAAAGAAGGCTGCCCCTTCATCCAGCAAAGCCCAACGCGCAGGGTCTTTGTGCAAGTGGCTCACGCCTGAGTTAGCGAGATAGGTGCAAGGCGGGTGCGCGATCAACAAATCCCATGGCTCGGCAAGTATGTCCTGCACCGGCCCTTGATAATGATTTCCCTCTATGTCGCTCGGCAAAAGGTCACAGGACCATGCTTCATGGCCTTTACGTTTAAAAGCCTCCCTGACGGTTCCCGAATACTCGCAAGCTACCAACACCCTCATTTGTCCTCCTTGCCGCTGGTGGGCCTTTTATTCGTCTTTATAGGGCATCCTAGATTGCATGTGAGCGGCCTTCCGATCCTCGTTAATCCATTCCTGCACGGAAAAACGCTCACCAGGCTTAAGGCTCTTTAGCTTTGTTTGGAAAAGATCACCGCTCTTGCCGATATTGGCAACCAAGGAGACGAACCGCTCGTAATTGGCTTGCCGTTCTTCCGGTGTCGGGATCTTGTCCTGCATGTAACGCTTTTGGCTTGGAGAAAAAGTGTCGTCGTATTCTTCGGGCCATTCGGTAGGTACCATGTAGGCCCGATCCTGTTTCATGCAACTGGCAAGGTTTTCAGCCTTGGATTTCATGCCCATGCCCTTGAAATAGCGATGCCATTCCCTGCCATGTTGCTTGTCTGTTATCATGTAACCCATAGTTCCGTCTGGGTTTTTTCTTGCCATCATGTAATTGAAGGCGGCTTGATCCCAAGGGTTTTGCCAGACAACTGACTCTCCCGAAACATTCTTAGCCATTCGACTCTCTCCTTTTCAAACTTGTCTAACTGCTCTTGCGTGTATTCGCCCTGCTTAGCCGCCTGTTCCAACCCCGACCAGCGTTCTTGGTTCAACCAAGTAGCGGGGTGGGGGATGAATTGCTGGTCGTCTGAGAAGGGATAGGCTTTGACCCCGCTGCATATCTCTTCAGCGGTGGCCTTGGTCATGGCTTTGGCAAACGCCTTGCTTGCCTGAGCCTTGTTGATCTTTCTGGGGTAGTCATTCCAAAACTGCTCAAACTCAGCGGAGCTTGCGGAGCGGCTTTTTTTGTTAGTTTTTTTTATCTGTTTCTGTTCTGTATCTGTATCTGTATCTGGTCCTGTTTCATCCACCGTTACTGCAACGTTACTGGAACGTTCCCTGAAACGTTTCACTCGTTCAGTGGAAGTGTCTGATTTATATTGTCTTTTCTCCCATCCATGAGGTCTTAGTCGCTTGTCACCGTCCACCAATCCCGCTGTTTTCAACGCATCTATTTTCATAGTGCAAACGAGAACTGAAACGCGCATTTCAAACGCCATATCCTCAATGCTAGGCAACACACCACCGCGCTTGCTGGCTATGCAAAGCATGTTAATCCAGAACTTGAAGGTGTCCCCGTCAAGCCGCTGAACCTTTGGATCGTTCAAGACATCATCGTAAAGCCTGAACCATCTCATGGCTTACCCCTGACGGTTGTTGAGCCTCTCGACAGCCTCATGCTCTGCTTGGACAAACAAAGGATCTTCTCTCAATTTGCACAGATATATCCCTGCTTGCAGTAAAAGCCGTAAACCTTCAGCCTCACTTTTAATGCGTTGCTCGAAGCGAAAATCTTCAAATTCCGCCCATAACTCCTCTGAAAAATAAAGAGATTTTCTCACAATCTGGTCTGCCATTTTTATCTCCTGTTAGTGGCTCGAACACATTTTGTGTTCTAACAAAAAAACAAATTTAACGCAAGGGTGTTGACATGCTTTATATATGTATAGTATGTAATATAGCAGGAGGTGGGAAATGAAGCGCGAACTTGAGCTTTATTTACAGCATTGCAGCAATATCAACGCTGTCTTGGAAAGAGCAAAAAACGATCTGTTTAAGCTCCAACCAAACAGGATGTCCCACCAGGAACTCGGCTTGTTTGCCGATATTCTTTTGGGATTGTCCAACCTACAAGTGGAAGTTAGCGCCGCAGCATTTGATGCTCGGCATGGTCAGGCAAAGGGAGAAGCGTAATGGCTATGGGTGGTATGATTATTGATAGGACTGAAGGCTTTGAGACTGAGGATCGCAAAAACGCATGGTGGGCAACCGACAGCCGTAGGGCAGTATCGGGTCAACTCCTTGATGTGCTTCTGGAGAAGCGCGGGGAAAAGGAGCGTGCTGACCTATCGGGGGTCGAGCAAGTCCAAATGGGCCTATTTCTCGAAGCAACCATCGGGCGGCTATGGGAAGAACAAACTGGAATATCAGTTCGTGATCTTGACGTAGCTGGCACTCACTCGACCGAGCCATGGCTACGGGCGCATGGTGACTTCTGGACAGGCGACAAGGGCTTGCTGGAGGTTAAGAACTTTGGTGACCACCAGTTTAAGAAATACCCTGAGATGGACGATCACTGGAGCAAACTGCCAGAACAAGACATTGTGCAGTGCATCCATGAGGCTACGGTGTTTGATGTGCCGCATGTTTACTTTGCCGTTCTGTTCGGTGGTCAACGGTTCCGCTGGTGGAAGATTGATGTCACTGACGAGATGAAGGCTGACTTCATCCAGCGTGCTGCTGGCTGGTGGGGGATGCACAAGACGGGTCAACTGCCTAAGCCGGAGACGGTCGAGCAGGCTCAGAGCATTTACCGTCAAGACGACGGAAGGGGCATTATGGCCACCAAAGTCATCGAGGAGTATGTCGAGGCTCTCAAGCACCTCAAAGCTCAAATCAAAGACTTAGAGGAGAAAGAGGAGTTCGCCCAGGCAAAGTTGATGGCTTTCATGGGAGAAAAGTCAGAACTGGTTAACGTGGCTGGTGAGATATTGGTGACTTGGAAGTCAGCCAAGGCCAGCAAACGGTTTAACGCTAAACGGTTTGAGCAGGAAAATCCTAAATTGTATGAGCAATACAAGGATGAAACAGCAGGATCACGGAGGTTTTTAGTAAAATGACTATATCAATCGAAATGAAGATCAAGAACGAAAGAGACACTCTGGCTATCGAAGTTGGTCACGATCAAGTCAACGTCTTTGTATCTTCCATGGATAGGACTTGCAGTGCCTACATGACAAAATCTGACATGCGCCGTCTGGCTCGATTTATCCTTGATGAAGTCAAGGAGGAGGAGCAATGACACGAGATCAGGTTATAGAGGCTTGTAAGGATTGGCACTTCTTAACAACAAATATTAACTATGATCCAACTGTTTTGCATCCTGATAAAGTTATTCAGGAGGCTCGTGACGTTCATAGTGCTTGTGTTGACTTGGCATACAATAGAACCAAAGAGGCGTTGGTTGCCTACGCTAAAGATCGTGAGAAACAGTTTGCCGAGCATGATCGTATGCTGGACTCTATCGAAGCTGCGCTACAGCAGGAGTTTAAAAATGGAGTTTGATTGGCAAACATACTGCCTGCAATGGGTTAGCGTCATACTCAGCTTTGGTCTTGTATGGCCCCTGATTGGCGCTTGTATTGATATGTATCTTGTGGAGAGTGGAAATGACAAACCTAGTTCCCGTTACTGATATGAAGTCTATGGCAACGTCCATAGTCAAATCAGGCTTCTATGGCTTTAAATCTGAAGATCAAGTCATGGCTATCATGGCTGTCGCTCAGGCCGAGGGTAAACATCCGGCATCTGTGGTGCAGGAATATGATGTGATCCAAGGCCGTCCAGCACTTAAGTCTCAAGCCATTCTAGCACGTTTTCAGATGGCTGGTGGCAAGGTGGAATACGGAATTTACACCGATGACAAGGTGGAGATGACCTTCTCGCATCCTGCTGGTGGTTCTCTCACACTGTCTTGGACAATGAAGCAGGCACATGAAATAGGCTTGGCAAGCAAGGATAATTGGAAGAAATATCCTCGTGCTATGCTGGCTGCGCGTGTGGTCTCTGAAGGTGTGCGGCGTGTTTATCCTGCCTGCATCTTAGGTCACTATGCAGTGGAAGAAGTTATGGACTTTGACAAGCCATTCAAGGAAGCATGGGTTCCTAAAGATACGCCTGTGCAGATTCAGCACATGGAGATTGCCGATGAGATCATGGAGGATAACACTGGCAAGTTTCCTCTTTACATTCCAGACGGTGATGGTGGTCGCAAGGTGCATGTATGGTGCGAGCAGGACAAGTGGCCTGACGCTTATATGGATCTGACCGAGCGCATATCCTACAGCAAGAAGCTAAATGATGCTGATAAGGAAGCACGCCTCAAACAACTCTCAGACGTTAACAAAGATATTTTGGAGCAAATGTAATGGCTAAAGCACCAGGCAAACCAGGCAAGGGATACCTGAACGTAAATAAAAACAAGCAAGGTATGCAGCCTGATTTTAAAGGTTACATCACTCT